CAGGGCAGCGCCGCGATGCCAGCTTGAGCATGCGGACGTACAGCGACGTGTCGGACAAAGCCAAGCGCATTGGGACAGCGGCTATCGAGGCGCTGATCCGCGACGCACCTGAGCCGGCGCAGTGATACCGCAGTAGGCCGCCCAGCTGGTGCCCGGCACCAGCAAACGCAGCCACACCCCCGCTACAGCCCACACCACCCCACACAAGCCCGCCCCGCGCGGGCTTTTCTCCGTCAAGCGGTTGACTTCCGGTTTTGTCATGTGATCGTGCGCCCGAGTCGCTTCAGGTCAACAGCGGGTCTACATCCCGCGCATGAGGTCAACATCCCGTGGCAACCAGCAAGAAGGCACCGAAGGCAGCGCCGCAAGGCGAGCAGCGCAGCGCCGCAGATGCGCCCAAGGGCGCCGCCAAGAGGGCGCCTACGCCCGGCAAGGTGGAGCGGTTCATCGCCGAGTACCTGAAGGACAGCAACGCGACTCAGGCCGCGATCAGGGCGGGCTACTCGCCGGTCAGCGCGAAGCAGCAGGCCAGCAGGCTCATGACCAACCATGACGTGAGGCGCCAAATTGATGACCAGAAGGCGCAACTGCTGGCAAAGGTCGCCGAGGAAGCAGGCATCAGTCTGGACAAGACGCTGCGAGAAATCGCCCGCGTCGCCTACTTCGACCCCCGTAGGCTGTTCGGAACAGATGGCCGACCGCTGGAAATTACCGACCTCGACGACGACACCGCCGCGGTGGTGGCTGGCCTGGACGTGCTGGAGGAATGGGCGGGAACGGGCGATGACCGCCGCCTGGTTGGCCTGGTCAAGAAGTGGAAGCTGGCCGACAAGCTGGGCGCCCTTGAGAAGCTGATGAAGCATCTTGGTGGCTACCAGGCCGACAACGAGCAGGCCAAGCCCGAGTCGATGGCTGCCGCGATGGCCGCGTTCGTCGGGCAGCTGCACCAATCTGGCGCCGGCCGGCTGAAGTTCGCCCCGAAAGTGCCGGCCAAGTGAGCGCCAGCACCACCACCGAGTGCGCGGCCGTGGCCGACATGGACGCCATCCTGGGCGAGCATTGGCACGGCCTTGAATGGCGCCTGAGCAACCTGTATTGGATCGTCAACAAGGCCGGGCACCCGGAGCGCTTCGACCCCAACCCGGAACAGCTGGATCTTGTGCGCAACCTGCACACGCGCAACCTTGTGCTCAAGGCGAGGCAAAAAGGTTTCTCGACGCTGATTCAGCTGATCCAGCTGGACCAAGCGCTGTTCAACGGCACGCATGTGGGCGCCACTATCGCCGAGACGCTGCCCAACGCTGGAAAGCTGTTCAAGAAGATCGAGTTTGCGCACGCCAGGCTGCCGCAGGCGCTGCAGGACGCGCTGCCCATCAAGGCGCTGGCCAGCAAAAGCGCCATGGAGTTCGAGCACGGGTCAGCGATTTACGTCGGCGTCAGCGCCCGCGGCGACACGCTGCAGCTGCTGCACATCAGCGAGTTCGGCGCCATCTGCCGCAAGTACCCCGAGCGCGCGGCCGAGATTGTCAGCGGCGCATTCGAGGCCGTGCCCATGGCCGATGGCTGCATCGTGGTGGAGAGCACCGCAGAGGGCGCCGCAGGGCCGTTCTTCGAGCTCGTGAGCGCCGCGAAGAATCGCCAGGACGAAGGATCGCCCGAATCCGTGATGGATTGGCGCCTGCACTTCTACCCATGGTTCCAATCTGGTGAATACCGGCTTGACCCTGCCGGCGTGATCGTGAGCGATGCCGACCATCGGTACTTCAACGGCCTGCAGGCCAAGCTGGGCATCGTTGTCGACCCGGCCCAGCGCGCGTGGTACGTGAAGAAGCGCGAGACGCTGAAGCGCAACATGAAGCGCGAGTACCCAAGCACGGTCGAAGAAGCATTCGAGCAAGCCGTAGAGGGCGCGATCTTCGGCGAGGAAATGACCACGGTGCGCGAGGCCGGCCGCATCTGCGAGGTGCCGCTCGACCTGAACTTCCCGGTTCACACGCTCTGGGACTTCGGCCTTGGCCGCAGAAACCCGATCTGGCTGTGCCAGCGGATTGGCCTGCAGACCCGCTGGGTCAAGTATTTTGACGACTACGGCAAGGGCTTGGCGTGGTGGTGGCGCACGCTGGAGGACTGGCGCAAGGAGCACGGCGGGTTCAGTTGGGGCACCCATCACCTGCCGCACGACGCAGACGCCGAAATCCTGGGGGAGAGCGTCACCACCAAGCGCCGCATCCTGGCCGCGGCGGGCATGGAGCGCATTCATGTGGTGCCGCGGGTGGCGCAAAAGAGCATCGGGATCGACCTGATGCGCGCCGCCCTTCCCACCGACAACTGGTTTGATCGTGTGGAGTGCGCCGAAGGAATCAAATGCCTTGACGGCTACCAGTTCGAATGGAACGAAAAGCTTGGCGTGTGGGGACGCGCACCGCTGGGCAATTGGGCCAGCCACGGGGCTGACGCATGGATGCAGTACGCGCAGGGGTTTCAGGGCAATGGTGCGGGCGTCTCGAAGGCCGCGATCCGCAAGCACGTCAACAGGAAGAAATCATGGAACTGAAGATCATCAAGACGTTGGGAGAAGGCGAGATGCTGCCGCGCTGGTATGGCGTGGCCTGGCAGTCAAGCTGGTGGGAAGGCAAGCCCAAGGTGGTGTGCCTGCCCGTGCCGATGAACGTGCTGGCCCGGGTGGCGCGCGATGCGTTCATCTACCTGTCGACTTTTGGCGTGGACATTCCGGCCAGCCCGAGGTCCGCATACCTGAAGGGCTACGCCGAGGGCGTGGGCGCCGGCATTGACAAGGGCGAGAAGCGCGCCACCGAAGATGCGGACCGCGAAGCCTTCCGGGCATGGAGCGCCAAATGAAGATGTCGCCCATCCTGACGCCAGACGGCCAGCAGGTGTTCTCGGCCGGTGGGGACTCCGCCTACAAGACCTTCGAGTACCGCGGGTTCGTGGTCAGCCTGGAATGGGTGGGTAATCACCGCCGGTCGCAGAAATGCATGGTCATCTGGCCAGCGACGAACGTCCTATCCACGAACGTGTCATCCAACGGCATGTGGGTGATCGGCAGCCGGGCAATCTGCGAGTTCGTCGGCTTCAACGGCAACGGCAAGGCCACCGGCGGGGCGTCCGAGCACTGCCGGCGCGAGTGCAAAGAAGCGCTGCCGATCCTGGGCAAAGACCGAAACGACATCTACGCGCACACCGCGCTGGTGGATGTCGTGGTCAAGTTTGCCCCCGAGCTCGTGATGATGCCTGCCGTGCCGCCATCAGTGCGTGCGCAGCACCGCGGCAAAGCGATGTGGGACGTGGTGGCCAGCAACAAGAGCACCGGCAAGATCGTGAAGGAGGGCGCTGCGTGAAGAAGAATGGAGCCCCTGGGCCGGCGGCGCCCAAGGCTAAGCGCGACGACAAGACCGAGATTCCCACCGGACCCGGTGAGGCGGGCATGGATGCGTTGGCGCGCCACGAACAGCGCCGGCAGTGGTTCATTGCCGAGGCGTCGAAGCAGGCGCAAAACCGCGCGATGATGGCCCGGTGCGAGGCGTTCTACGATGGCGAGCAATACACCGCTGAGGATGCGCAGGTGCTGCGCGACCGCGGCCAGAACCCGGTGGTCTACAACGAGGTCAAGCCAACCATCGACTGGATGATCGGCACCGAGCGCCAGGCGCGCGTGGATTTCGTGGTGATCGCCGAAGAGGACGACGAAGGCGCCAGCGAGGACGCTAGCGTCAAGACCAAGCTGTTGAAATACCTTGACGATTCCAACCGCGCGCCGTTTGAGCGCAGCTACGCGGCAGAGGATATGTTCAAGGCCGGCCTGGGCGTGCTTGAGGTCGGCCTGCGTGGCGACAAGACCGGCGTGCCGCTGTTCGTGGGCGCTGTCCCGTGGCGCGACTTCCTTTGGGACTCATCAGACCGCCGCCGTGTTCTGACCAATGCGCGCTACTGCTTCCGTGTCAAGGTGGTGGACTACGACGTGGCGCTGGCGATCTTCCCAACAAAACGCGAGCAGCTGGACCGGTGCGTGCAGGAGGGCGATTCCATCAGTGTTTTCTCATCGTGGATGGGCCTGAACGGGGGCATCACCGGGCTGGACGCATTTGCAGATGGCGGCGAGTCGCTGGAGTACGGCGTCAGCACGCCATCAGACCTGTTCAACCCGCGCAAGCGCGTGATGCTGTTGGAGTGCTGGAGCCGCGAGCCGCAGCGCAGCCCGCCAGGCGATGACACCCTGGGCGACCCGGTTACGTTCAAGGTGCGAGTGAGCATCATGACCGAGCACGACACGCTGATCGAGGAATGGAGCCCGTTCAGACACGACCAATTTCCGTTTGTGATGTTGTGGGCGTACATGAACCGGCGCACGGGCCTGCCGTACCCGCCCATCTATCCACTGATCGGCCCGCAGACCAGCCTGAACCACCGCATGAGCAAATCGCTCATGGAGGCATCATCGAACCAGATCAAGGTGGAGCATGGTGCGATCAATGACGAGGCCATGACGCTGGCGGACATCCGCGGCGAGCTGGCTGCGCCCGACGGCGTGATGGTGTTCGCTGACGGCGCGCTGTCTGGCGGCCGGGTGCAGGAGCGGCCGAACGGTGGCGCAGCAACTGCGCAGCTGCAACTTGCCGACCGCGACATCCTGGCCATCCGCGGCATGTCTGGCGTCACAGGCGATTCGCGCGGCGAGTCCACAAACGTGGTCAGCGGCAAGGCTGTGCTGGCCAAGCAGCAGCAGAGCGGGGTACTGACCGCCGAACTGTTTGACAACCTGCTTCTGGGCCGCCAGATTGAAGGCGAACTCACCCTGAGCATCGCCGAGCAGCACCTGCAGGCCCCCATGACCGTCCGCGTCACTGGCGACGGGAACAGTGTGGAGCGCACGCGCATCAACGTGCCACAAGCGGACGGTACCTACCTAAACGACATCACCGCCAGGCGCGCGCATTTTGTGGTGGGCGAGCAGGCGTGGAAACAAGCCTATGCGGAGTCCGCATTCGACGGGATGATGGAACTGTTCATGCAGATGGCGCCCGCTGCGCCACAAGTGGTTATCAACCTGCTGGACGTGCTGTTTGATATGCACCCCAACCTGCCGCATAAGCGCGCCATCGTGGAGCGCATCCGATCAATCAACGGCCAGTCTGACCCTGACGGCAAGGTCAGCCCTGAGAAGCAGGCGGCGATGGCCGAGCAGCAGGCCAAGGCAAAGGCCGAGTACGACGCCACTATGGCCAAACTGCAGGCTGACATCAAGGAGATGGTGGCCAGGGGCGAGAAGCTGGACGCTGACGCTATGAAGGCTCGACTTGAAGCGCTGTACGTTAGCGCGCAAGCGGCTCAGACGCTGGCCCAGGCGCCCGGGGCGACGCCTATTGCTGACGAACTGCTACGCAGCGCGGGCTTCAAGGACGCGAACGGGCCGGACGAGGTGATCCCGCCAGAAATGGGCGGACAAGAGCCGGCCCCAGCGCAGCCGCAACTGGTGCCCGGCACCAGCCAGCCGACCATGAGCCCTGAGATTGAGCAGCCTGGTGCGGCGTTACCTGAAGCTGAACCGCCGGCGCCGCAACTTGGCGATGGCCAGGCGGCGGGGATCCAGACCGTGGCCGCAGATGGCAATGGCTGAGGCCCATCGATCTTCACATTGAGGCGATTGTTCGGTCGCTTACACCCACCCCAGGAGAGAAGGCATGAAACACGCAACCAGCACCACCGGCCCGAGCGAAGAAGAACGCATCCTTGCTGCGGTCCAGACAGCCATTGCCGCCGGCAAAGACCCGTTTGGGGACATGGATGATGACGACGACTCGCTGGCGGCGGCCGAAATCGCAGAGGCCGAAATCGCAGAGGCCGACGGCGTGGAAGCCGAGGGCGAGCAGGACGAAAAAGCCACCGATGTGGCGGAGGATGATGCTGCCGAAGATGGCAAGGCGAGATCCAAGGCCGACCTGAGCCCCGATGCTCTTGAGGCCCCCACCGCCGCCCCGCAGACAAAACTCAGCCGCGGCTACAAGACCAGCACTCTGGACGAGTTGAAAGCCCAGCGCGCCGAGCAGATGGAATTGCATGGGCGGGCGATGAGGGATCTCATGGACGGCGTGATCGAGGCCGATGCCTACAGCGCGATCAACGCCGCTGTCATGGAGAAGCTCGACGCCCTGACAACCCAGCGCACGCTGTTGGAGGCCAATGCCCAGAACGAGGCACAGGCGCAAGAGGATGCACTTGGGGCGATCATCTTGGAGGCCGGGAAGGCGGGCATTGACTATGCGCAGCCCGGCTTCGCGAAGCAGTTCGACATTGCCCTGGCGATGCTGCAGGCCGGCGACCCCAAGATCCCGTTTGCCGAGCACGCGCAGCAGGCGCACCAGCACGTGATGGCGCTGAATGGCAAGGCGCCGGCCGCGGCTGCCGACTCAACCAATTCCGAGAAGCCGACCATTGCCGCCATTGCGCGGCAAAACGGCAAGGCCCCGGTCACGCTGCGAACCATCCCGGCTGCGGCAGTGCCGAACACTGGCGGCGACTGGCGAGATGCCATGGTCAAGCTGAACGGGCAGGACTATGAGGCTGCATTTGCCGCCCTGTCGCCGGCACAGCGCGCCTCACTGCTGAATGACTGATTCCGCAGTGGTCAGCAGGCCCGCCAGCGGGGTCAAGATGCTCGATGCAAAGGTGGGCGACACATTACGTCTGCAAGTGGTTGACATGGGGGAAATTTCTGTGACCATTTGCGCCAAAGACGGGCAGCGCGTGCGCCTGGGCGTGCAGGCCGGCCCGAATGTGATTGTTCACCGGCCCGAGCGCAAAGCAGTGCGCTGACCACTTCAGTTTTGAATGAGGCCAGGGAATTCGCCCGGCCTCAATCGGCTCGCAGGATGTGAGCCATGGTGCCTTTCAAGGAGCAACCATGGCACGTACCACCGTCATCCCGACCGACCCCCTCAAGCGCAAGGCTTGGAGCGCACAGGTCGCTGCTGACTCCACCAAGGAGCAGTACTACTCCCGGCTGATCGGCCCCGAGGGCAGCTACTCCGCGATCATCAAGAAGACCGACGCCGAGAAGGGCGCCACCGACGAAATCGTCACCGCGCTGGTGGCCAAGCTGCGGGGTGCGCCCGTCATCGAAGGCCAGAAACTGGCCGGCAGGGAGTTTCGCCTGCAGCATGCCTCGCACACGATGCGGATCAATGAGTGGCGCCAGGGCGTGAACATCGGTGCCCGCATCGACCAGTCGCGCATCGGCTACAACCTGCGCAAGCAGGGCCGCGAAAAGCTCACCGACTACATCAAAGAGATGACCGAGGAGGTCATCACCATGGTCATGTGCGGCGCGCGCGGCGTCGGCGACGAAATCCAGCACTTCGACACCGAGTACACCGGCTACCCGAATGCGCTGCGTGCGCCCGACCCGGCCCATTTGTTCGTCGGCACGGTTGGCGACAAGGCAAAGGCCACGCTCACCGCTGGCGACAAGCTGTCGCTGGAGACGATCAACAAGCTGCGCGTCAAGTCCAAGAAGATGCTCGGCGGCGCCCCTGACAAAGCCGTGAAGATGGCCACCATCTCGATGGGCGGCAAGAAGTGCAACGTGCTGGTGACCAGCCCGGAAGGTGTGCAGGACATCCGCAGCGACGCTGGCGCTCAAGGCTGGTTCGAGGCCCAGCGCGCGCTGGTGACGAGCATCGGCAAGGATGCCGAGCTGTTCAAGGGCGGCGCCGGCTGGTTCAACGGCGTGCTGGTGGACGAGGCCGAGACGTGTGTGAAGTTTGGCGACTACGGCGCGGCAGGCAATCTGCCTGCAGGGCGTTCGCTGTTCCTGGGCGCCAATGCAGGGTTCGTCGCCTACGGCACCAAAGGTATGGCAGACGGCATGACCGTTGCGCTCGACGAGGACACCGATGACCGCAAGCACGACTCCATCCTGTTCTTCGAGATGATCATGGGCGCCGACAAAACCGCGTACTACGAGCAGGACTACGGCCTGATCTCGGTGGACCACGCCTACACGGCTGCCGCCTGACGGACCGCCGCCCGAGAGGGCGGGCCGCTGACCAAACCACATCGCAGGAGAAACACCAGTGCTCTACCAGTCCAAGCAAGTCGCTTCGCGCACCCCCGCGCCGTCGCTCGACGGCGCGAACGATGTCTGCCCGATTCAAGCCATGTTCGTCGTCCCCGCCGGTGGCTGCGCCATTGGCAGCGTGGTCGAAATGCACAGCGTCACGCCCCGCATGCAAGTGCTTGATGCCGCGATCCACAACACGGCCGGCGGCGCCGGTGCAACGGCCGACTTTGGCCTGTTGTCGCGCGGCTTCGGCGTCACAACCGGCGTGGCCCGCACCTGCGGCGCCGAGTTCGCTGGCGCCATCGACATGAACGGCACCAGCATCAAGCGCATGGTCAAGTCGCAGGTTGCCCAGGTTCCGCCCAACACCGAGAACCTGTCCGACGATACCGTGGGCTGGGGCTTCAAGGTGACCGGCGCCGCCTGGCCGGCCGGTATGGTGGTGCGCGCCACGCTGTACGTCGCCACGATCTGACGATGGCCGCTCGCGGGAAGGCTGTAGAGGCGGCGCCAGTGTCGGCGGCCGACCGCGAGAACCCGCAGAAGCTGCGGGGCGAGGCGCTGCGAAAACTGGCGCACCAGCGCGGCATTTCGCGCAGTGAGTTGGCCACACTGAGCGACGAAAAGGTCCGGCACCAGTTGCGGTACATCACCGGGCGCCAGTACGAGGAAGAAACCTGATGCCAACCGTTCTTGTCCGGGATGTCATGTGGCGCGCCAGTGTGCTGCTGCAGGACACGGTGCCGCAGTTCCAGCGCCATCCTGAGCATGAGATGGTCGACTGGATGAACGACATCCAGACCGCCATCACCAAGTTTTTGCCATCGGCATGTTCGCGTGTTGACTCGATTAAGCTGGTGCCCGGCACCAAGCAGAGCATTCAGGCGATCCCCGCAGTCAACTGCAAGCCCGGCGACGGCACGACGCCCGCCGATGCGGTGGTGGGCACCATGCTGCTGGACGTGATCCGCAACATGGGACCGGACGGCCTGACGCCAGGGCGATCCATCCGCGTGGTGCCGCGCAAGCAGCTCGACACCATGAGCCCTGATTGGCACACCGTCGCATCAACAGAGGTGGCCTCATTTGTCTATGACCCAGCCACGCCGCGTTACTTCTGGGTGACGCCTGGCGTGCATGCCAGCACGCCGGTATGGGTTGATGCTGCGTTCACTGCGCAGCCGCTGAAGATCCCCAACACCGGCACGACGGGGGCCGAGCTTTACCGAATTGACGGCGGCAGCACGCAGACCATCACCATTGCCGACGAGTTCATTGACGACATCGTGAATGGGGTGGTAGCCCGGGCCAACATGAAGCCGGTCGAATGGGCCGACGCCAACAAGGCCAGCGCGTTCACTGCCATGTTCGTGTCGTCATTGAATGCCAAGGTTGAGGCAATCACCGGGAACAACCCGAATCTGAAGTTCTTGCCCTTCGCGCCGGCTCCTCTTGGGGCTGCGCGTTGAACCTGCTGGCCTTCTCCCCCTACGTGCTCCCCTTTGCGGAAGAGTGCCCCGACGCGACGATGCTGCACCACGTCAGGCAAGCCGCAATTGAGTTCTTCCGCAAAACTGGTGTGTGGGTGGGCGCGCTGCAGCCGCTTGACGGAGACGGCACGACGGTGGGCTTCCCGGCGCAAGGGCCAGCCGATGCCAAAGTCTCGCGCCTTCTGAGCGTCATGGTGCGCCGCGCCGGCCATGGCCCCGAGCGCATCAACGTCATGAGCGAAGCCGGCGCCGCAGACCAGATCGACGGCGGCAGCCTGACGCCGGTTGCATGGATGGGTGCTGACCGCGGGCTGCTGTACGTGCATCCCGCGCAGCAGCTGGGCGCAACCATCACTGCGGAGGCATCGTTCAAGCCCTCTGAGCAGTCCGCCAGCATCCCCGACGCGATGTTTGAGCACTACGCCCAAGACATCGCCCTGGGCGCACTGGCCACCCTTCTCGGCGTGCCGGGCCAGCCCTGGACGAATGAGCGCGCGGCCAGCGAGAAGGCTGCAGCTTTCCGCAGCCGAACCACCATCACCCCAAGGGCTGCGCGTGGCGGGTTCGCCAGGTCGGCCCGTGTTTCCACCATCCGCTGGTTTTAAGGATTTCGCATGACCATCCGCATCATCAAGACCGGAACGTCTGGCCTGGCCATGGGCACCTTTCGCACGCTCGCGCCAGCGGCCGAAGCGGCTTTGGTCGCGGCCGGCGAGGCCGTCTACGACGTGTCTCCTGAGCGCCCGGCCAACGACCTGATTGTTCGGTACGACCCGGACAACGATCGTCTGATAGACGGCAATCGCCGCATCATTGGTGTTCGCTTGGGGCCGGTGCAGATTGCAGCGCTGCTGACGCTGGTGGGCGCTGAGCCGACTGTGGAGCCGTCGCCTGCACCAGTGGCCGCGCCGGTGAACACCGCATTGCCCGCCATCAGCGGCACTGCGCAAGAAGGCCAGACCCTCACCGTGTCCAACGGGTCATGGACCAACACCCCCACCGGCTACACGCGGCAGTGGCTGCGCAATGGCTCAACGTCCATCGGCGCGGGTGCCACCACCTACACCGTGGCGGCTGGCGATGTTGGCGCGACGATCTCCTGCCGCGTGACGGCATCCAACGCGGGCGGCAACTCGGCGCCGTCGACCAGCGCAGCAACAGGCGCTGTTGCAGCTGCGGCCGGCGACACCCGCCCGCGCTTCTTTGTCGCGCCGGCCAACGCCTACAACACCAACACCGCTGCACTGGTGGCCGGCGGCACGCCGCTGACCGGCGGCGCGAACGGCGGGAAGTCGGGCACGTTCAGCCTGACCACCAGCGTGGGCAACTTCGGCTGGATCGCAGTGCTGGCGTCTGCAGTGGGCGCGGGCATCCGGGTGTACGACGGCCTGGGCTACGGCGGCTGGTCGGGTGCTGGGCTGGTGGGCAACAACACCGGCAGCACCACAGACCCGTCAACCCCGACGCAGCCGTTCACCGATGCCAGCGGCACATGGGCGCTGATCCGGCAGGACTACATCAACGCAAATCCGAGCGCCGCCAACTACACCGTCAGCTAAGGCGAGTGACTCGAGAACTCTGAGGCGGCCATGTCACGCAACTACGTTTACGACAATTCGGATTTCAAATGGGTGCCGATGACCCAGCCTGGGACATCAACCTCAGGCCCAAGCGGCGGTGGTGACGCCAGCGCAGCCAACCAAATTGCCGGCAACGCCTCCCTGACTTCAATCGGCAGCAAAGTCGCTACCGAGGCCACGCTGGCAGCGCAGGCCGCGCGCTTTGGTGCGCTTGCCGAAGCGGCACCAGCAACCGACACCGCCAGCGCCGGGCTGAACGGCCGATTGCAGCGCATCGCCCAGCGCCTGACCAGCCTGATTGCGTTGCTGCCGGCCGGCTTGGGAGCGAAAACCTCAGCGGCCAGCTTGAGCACCACGCCGGCCAGCGACGCTGCCTATGTGGGCAAGCCGTTCACCCCCGTGGTGGTCGCGACGGTGAGCGAGACCGTTGCGCATGCTTGCAGCACCACGGCTCTGACCGCAGTTGCCTGCACCTCGGGCGAGGCGCTGCGCTTCGGCAACCCCGGAAGCTTGGCCATCGGCTTCATGTTTGGTCCAGCTGCCGTGGCCAGCACGATTACCTACGCCACGGCGATGGACATCATGCCGGGTTCGGTGGAGGTATTCACCGTGCCACCGGGCGTCACGCACTACAGCGCGATCATGCCGTCCGGCACGGGCACCCTGAAACGCACTCGCGGCGCAGGGGCCTGAAGCATGGGCGTACGCAGCCGGTTTCGGGCGCGCAACGGCGGGCGCCGACAGTCGGTCGTCGCGGCCGTCCGTGCGCTGCTGGGCGCGAATCAGGCATTCGGGGCATTCCTCCCGCCGAACTTGACGACAGAGCCGGGCAACTTTTGGCGCGACCAGAACCGCACGCTTCCGGCCGTGCTGGAGCAGCCAGTCGAGTACATAGACGATATGTCACCCGGCAACGTCACCGGTTGGGTGATGGACGGCGCTACCGTCATCCGCGATGAGTCGTGGATGGGGCCTGAGCTGCTGTCTACCGGCACGCTGGGCCTGGCCGGGGCCGCTACGGCTGCGACATACAACACCAGCACCGGGGCGGGTACAGTCAATCGTGTAGATGCTAGTAACCAAGCATTTGTACAGTTTGCGGTCACGGCTGATCTGGCGTACCGGGTAAAACTGCGCAACACCGGCTCCGTGACATTGCAGCTCAGGGCAGGCACCCAGGCTGGCGTCACACTGGCAACGCTTACTGCGGGCCAAGAAGTCAACACGGTGATGACGTTCTCCACCGCTGCGGCCGTTGTGACCGGCAGCGCGGCCGGCGCGACATTCACTCTGGACACGCTCAGGCTGGTTCCAGGCAACCCCGCCCGGTCAGCCGTGGCGGGCAAAGGGCCTGTGCTGTCGCGGCGGTTCAATTTGCTGCAACAGACAAACAGTGTATCGACAGTCAGGACCGCGACAACCATCGCAACCAACTACCAGCTGCACGTCGGCGCTGGCACGATCACGCTGAGCGGCACGGCGGCCGGCGCGTACACAGCAGGCACCTACACGGT